CGGCTTGTGCGGCTGGCGGGCAAGCATGGCAAATACCTCGTCGATATGGCCCGGAGAGCAGGCCAGCAGGTTGTCATCGGTCAGAATCCAGCCGTCGGTAACTGGCAACTCTCGGAGCATTCCGCCCTCACGCTTGGGAACAGCGCAAAACCAGCATCGATTCGGACATCCTCGGCTGGTAATCACGTATCCGTGCCTCATGTACATACCAGGGATAAAATCGCCGCCCGGCTCATTGTAAGCGGGACCGCCGATCTTCACCGTTGCAACCGGCTCCCATTGTTTCGCCAGCCATTCAGCGATCGGTATGTCCCATGTGAACGTTACAGAAACGTGCACCTCGTCCGCTTCGTCGAAAAAGGACGGAGTTTCGCGGATACGTACCAGCTCGTCGGTTGGCGTAGCATTCGTCTTGGTTGGGAATACTCGTATTATCCGTTTTTTCATATCCATTTCAGAATAATTTTTGCTGCATTTGGTGATCGATCAATCTTCAATAACCCGCACGTAGGTATCGTTTATAGTTCGACCTATCTCTATCAACCTCAACGCGACCATTTCCTCCAATACGGCACGAAAAGCGGTGAGGGATTGGGAAAACCGCGTTTTCAGCATAAGTCCGTCGCGTATGACCAGAGCGTCGGCGGGCATCCTGTTTGTAGCCCGGCGGGTGCGTTGTACCTCGCGGACGTGGCGCCGTATCTCGGCGTGCAAAGGGTTGGCTGGTTCCATTTATTGCCCGCTTAATTTTTCAACGATCCGCATTTCTCGTTCGGATAACTCCCATACTATAGCCTCTTTTTTCACCGCAGCTCTTTCGGCGGTAACTCTTTCGGCGGCGGTATACGAGATTAAAAAACCGGATCCGTAAATCGATTTCCCGTGCTTTTTTTGGATGTCAAGCGCAGAGTGATGCACCATTTCCCGCTTGTCTATCTTTATCTCTCCCTTGTTTTTCACGATGTACGCTACATCCGAAACCGTCAGCACGCAGTCCGGGTATTTGTATTTCGGCAACTCCGCTTTCGGTGCCGAGCAAATGGCGTCGATCCCCTCATATAGCACAGGATCACCTATTACACCGGCTTCGCCGAACATATTGGACAAAAAAGATGTATTTACTTTTGCCCCGTTTTCGTAAACGATAGCGGCGCCGCATACGATCCGTGTACAGTCAAGGTCAGCGCTGAACAATGTCAGATGCGGAGCAAACAGGAAAAACTTGATCCCTCGTTTCAGATAGAACCGGACAATTTGAGAGACGATCGAAAAGGGCGGGTTGTCGATCACCACGCAATTATCGGGATAGACCAAGCTCTCGTAATCACCACCCGGATAGAACGGGCGGACAACGGTCATCCCGTCGATGTCGCAATGATCGGCTACATATTGCAAAACATAGTCGTACACCGCTGGAGGCGTATAGCAGTCGTCGGTCGTTTTCTTGGGATTGAATTTTTCCACAAAGCCCTCGTAATCGTCGAAAATACTTTTTTGCGACTTTCTGCGATTCGTGAACACGTGCTCCTCTTGGCCGAATAAATTTATACTTTTCATATCATGCTGCATTTTCAAAATCCAAAATCATACGCCCCAGTGCTTCGCAGATCACGCGGGCCATTGTAACCTCAACAGCGTTGCCGATGAACTTCTTCTGCTCGGCCTGTGTGCCTACCAGCTTGTAGTTGGCGGGGAAACCCATGATGCGTTTCAGTTCGGAAATCTTCAACATTCGCATCTTCACATCGACCAGCCCGTACAGCGCCATGAACTCCTTTATCTGCACCACGATCGGGCTGTCTGTGGTATATACCTCGTAGATCAGCGTATCGCCTTCGCGGCGGATGAACGGCGCGAGATGCTGCACGTCGTTCTCCGTTGTAACGATACTGGGCGGTCTTTTGTCCATCCGTGCGATCAGCGTGAAGCACGGGCGATCTATGGGTGCCCCCGCTGATGCGAATTGCGGGTTGAGTAGATAACGACCTTTACGGGGCGGTGTTTCCGCACAATACGTAACGAGATGGTGTTTTGGCGTGGGGGTTACAGTCCCGGCCGGCAACTCGACGGACGCGGTGCATCCATTTCCGTACTGCATATTCAGGAATCGAGGACGCACCAGTTGAAACCGGTCTTTCGTCGTGACGGTCGGGGCCGGCGCCTCGACGGGCGAGTTGTAGCCGTTGCCATAATATGCCGTCAGAAAATTGCCGGACACCAGTGCGTGGTGATCTACCGTCGTGATGGCGTGCGCCGGCCCGTCGATGCTGATGGCACGGTCGGCCGGTGATCCGCTGAAATGCTTGGCAAGGAAACACGCCTTTGCCACGCCGAGCCTGCTCTGCACCGCAACCGTCGGGCAAGGATCGTCGATACCGGGCGCAACGTACTTACCGCTTTGGCTCATGGAGTTGTATTTGACCATGAACGCCTCTTTGCCACCGGCGACGAACTTAACCAGCCCTGCGTAGATGCGTTCAAAGGTCGCATCCACCAGCGGCTTTTTGCGGCCGAAGATGCTGGCGCCCTCGTCGTGCAAATCGAGCACATCACGAACCGGGCGCCACTTTGCCCGGACATCGAACAGGTTGGGAGCGGGTTTCTTGGTGTGTGTCGGCGTCGGGAAAACGATGGGCAGTTGTCCGGCGGCGAAAATCCCGAAGAACCGGCGCCGGGAGGTGTAGGCCCCGAAGTCCGCCGAATCGAGGATGCGGTGGTCGAACCGATACCCTCCGTCCTTGCAAATGCAAGCCACCCATCGGTGGTAATCCTCACCTCGACGGGTTGCGTCGGGGACCCACACGGGGGCGATGGTACGCCGCTTGTGTTTGCCTTGGCCGACTGTCTTTATCTTCAGCGGGCAATAGGCGCCGTGCCCATGTGATGCCTCGACGACTTTCACCGCGAGCGGCCCCCACGTCATGAACTCCTTGACATTTTCGATTTGGATATAGTCGGGGCGCAGCGCGTCGATGTAGCGGAAAAGGTGCTCGGCCAGCGTGCGGCTGTCTGCGTCGCGGCTTTGGCCTCCTTTGGCGATCGAGAAGTTGGTGCATTCCAGCGATGCCCACAACACCACGCGGGCGGCGGGGTATTGTTTCCGTGAGACCTCGACATGGGCCAGTAGCCGGTCGAGGTTCAGCGTGCGGATGTCCTCGACAAAGTGCAGCGCGTCGGGATGGTTGGCCGCGTGCGAAGCGATCGCGTTGGCATCGTGATTGACGCATGCGATCACCTTGGCGACCTGCTCGCCGTGCAAGCGTGCCGCCTCAACGCCCGTGCTGGTACCACCGGCACCGCAAAAGAGGTCTATGTAGAGAAATCGGATCATAGCTTTTGTTTATCGGTTTTCGGTCAGCCGAGCCACAAGCGCGGCGCATTCGTCTTTCGTTCGAGGTAGCTCGATGGTGGTGGTGCGGCCAAGGTCGGCAAATAGGCGCTTCAACATCTTGATGCGGAGCTTGCCCTGCTGCGTCGCCACGCCCTTGGTGTCGATCGCCATGTCGTAATCCGGCAGGTAAAAGTCCAGCGTGTAGGTGATCGCCCGAATGGTCTCGCCGTTGTAGGTGAACGGCTCTTGCAGGGTGTAGCGCTTTTGGAACATAAACCCGATGCCGTGCGATTTCAGCAGGTCGTGCATGTAGCGTTCGAGACGGCTGTCGAAGACAACCCCGTCGGCCTCGGTCTTCACGGCATTGCGGACTTTGCGGTTCTCCGAAGGGACGGGCGCCTCAACCGGCCGTGCTCCGGTGCGCATCTTGCGCCGGAACTCCTCGGCGGTCATGCCGGTGCGTATCATCCTCCGGAACTCCTCGGCGGTCATGGTGTCGGTATTGTTGGTTGCTTTCGGCTTCATGCTTGCGGCCCCGTCATGTCGATTTTACGCTGCCAGTACTTCGTGCCGTCGGGCATTTGGAACATTTGGAAGTCGTCGCTGGAGGCGCGGCGACTATAAACCTCGTCGCACATCTCGTTGTACGTGTATTTGCGGCCCGTCGTGGCTTTACGGCTCTTGATGATGAAGTCGTGGGCCACGAACGAGGCGAACGTGGAGTAAGCGGATTTGTTCTTGTAGGCCCCTTTGTTGTCGATCTGTGCGATGATGCGGTTGATGTCCTCGGCGCTGAACTTGGCGAGGATGTCGCGGGCCTGCTCCTCGGTGAGCGGTTCGGCCATCATGGTGATCGCGGGGAAAGCGGACTCCAGCCAGGCAAGAAACTCGGCAGCTTGGTTTCCCCCCAAACCCCCTTTCCATTCAGTAACTACTGTGTGTGTTATTATATCACCATCAGAATCATAATCAATATCATAATCATGGTTTTTTTTGCCACGTTTGGTTTTTTCTGTTTCGTTTGGATATTTTTCAAACCGTTTGGTTTTTTCTGTTCCCAATCGGTTCTCCTTTTCGCCCACATTCTCGGTTTCATTCGTATTTCCGTTAAACCGTTCGGTTTTTTCGCTTTCCATTCGGTTATCTTCGTTTACGATTGGTTTATATGTTTCCGATTGGTTCACAGTTTCGGCGTCAGCTTTCTTCGGGCGCCCGCCTCGCTTCCCGTTCTCTCGGTTCTGCTGACATTTGGCATCGTACCTTTCCGAATATGAGTCTATCGAGGCCCTGATGAACTCGAAGCACATGGACGTTATGCCATCCAAGGATGGCATATCTTCTCCGGATGTATACGCAAAAAGCGCCGTCAACAAATCTCCCCGCTGCTCTCGGGATAGTAATTGTACCTGCGGGTAAAAATCGCAGCGTAAGATAAATGTACCTTTACCCGCATTTTCTTTGTTTTTCATACTCCAACCTTAAATTTCAATCTCTATTCTTCCGGTGCGTCCAACTCCCGACAAATGGCATCCGCAACTCTTACCGCCCACTGCGCCGCCTTTTCGGGTATGTGTCCGATCCCGCAATCATTCGATGCCATGATGCCCTGCAAGGCCATCCCCGCAAACCATTCACGGCGGGATAACTTTCGGGCGATTTTCTTGCCCCTCGGCGCCGGCGCGGTAATGTTTTGCGTCGCGGGATCCCGTTCTGTCTTTTTCGTCCAATTTTCGCAGTAATTTGAACCGTGGTTAATGTCGAGGCAGTTTGTCCTGTTTTTGTGATCTTCAGGGTATTCACATTCTCCGACTCCATTGGCATCCTCATTCTTGAAGCAAGCACACGATCCGCACACCTTTGTTCCGTTTTCCGTCGCCTTGTTGTACTCCGCCCTGATGTCGGCGGAACATTCGGGACATAGCACCGATTCATCGCTCGTGACGACCCACTCCTCATTGCAATCCGGGCATCCGTACTCCTCGCAATTATCGCATTGCACCAGCGGCATCCCGCACTCGGGGCATGTTTTTGGATTATTCATTATCGTAATGTTTTAGATATGACGGTAACATTTTGCAACCCAAGTCTGTGCAGCCGTTTCGGCCACCGCAAACGGCCTTACAAAGGGCTATTCCGGCTCGCACCCGAGCATCCTCCTCGGCGAGTTCAGCAACGTTTGCCATCGCCGTGCGTAGTTGCCATTTGGCGTGCTCTGACATATCTACTTCGAGGTGAGACATACATCCGTCGATAAACTCTTTTGCTCTTTCGCTTTTCATCTCTTTTTTAGGGTCAAAATGGGAAATCTCGTTGCTCCTCTGTCCGGCGCTCTCGGCAGGTCTTGCCGAGTGTGGCGGTCAAATAGAGCGGGTCGTATTGGCAACCGATTTGCTTGGCGACCCACAAGGGGATCCGCCCGTCGCCGAGGTATGCCGCGGTGATCGCATCGCATAGCTCGCATTCTTCGTGCTTGATGCACCGGTCGCAATTCTCGGCATCCCAGGTTGCCAGCTCGCTGCCGCTGCCGAACGTCCTTACGGGCGTGTCTTTTTCAAAGGGGTGGTTGTTCCATTCCATAATCGGGGATATTAGTTTGCCAAATACAGCCGTACACGGCCATCGATGTAAAACTGGATCCGCAGCCCCAGCGCCTCCAATACATCCGCATAATTCTCGCGGATATAGCGGGCTGCCCGAGGGTCTGAAACATAATCGCGATAACGGATCACGACACGGCGCAAATCTCGCACATTGTCGGTATTAACAATATCATTGAACGAGGAGGTGCAATACTTGTAAAATCGGCGATGTACCTCTTTCGCCGCGTCCTTCATTTGCTCGAAAGTCTGTTCCATTTCATACGGTTTTTTGTAGGTTCTTTTTTCCGCCCATCCACTCGAACGGATCGGGCATACAGTCCAGTTTTGCGCGATCATCTGCCGATGACTTTTCACGACGATGCAACCCTTGCCGATATATCATCATCTCTATGCTGCGAACCGATCGTCCGTACTCCTCGGCGATTGCCTGCACATCCTCGCCGGACAGATAGCGGGCGATTACGTCCTGCACCTCGAATTTGTCCCATCGTCTGTACATCTTTCCCATCGCTGCGGATTATTCGTGATTGTCGAACCAGCTGGCTCGGTTACTTTGTGAGGCAACCAGCTCTATACGTTCCGCCAGCACACGGCACTTACTGTTGCGGGTTCCGTCTTTGATTATTTCAATCAGCCCCTCGGTAGCCCACCGATCGACCGTACCACGGCCGAATTTCCGGTAGCATTGTGTGAGGGTGTAGTATTTCGTATCGTCGGCCAGCTCCGCCCGGGCCATACGATACCCGGCAGCGTAGGCGGCGGCTATCTGCTGCAAATGCAGTCGGTCGAGAGGTTCGTGGTTCATGGTATTACGATTTACGGGTTACTTTGATAACGCCGGTTCCCCTCAACGCGGAGACCGACAATTTGATGTTTTTACCCTTGCAGTAGCGGCTGGCGTTGGCCCGCACGCTCGATTCGGTAAACTCGGCAACGCTGAACTCGACGCTTTCGCCAAGCCTCAACGCGGCAAAGGTTTCGGCAAAGTTTACGGTTCGGACTAATTCGGCCATAATTAAAAATCTGTTTATGTTTTGTTCCCGCGCCGGTATCGCTCCGGGTAACCGCTTGACGGTTCGCGGGAGGGTGTTGCACTCAATAACTTGATTTCAGAACAATCAGCGTCACTGTTTGAGGTCACCCATTACTCCGCGATTCATGCGATCACGGACACGCTCCTCGCAACCTTCAAGGAACATCCGCAGCCCGGCGATCTGCTTTTCGTTCTGCGGCGACGGGAAACGGTTATTCAGTTTGATAGCACGGTCGAGCAGAATATAGGCTAACTGCTCCGACTGCACGCCATTAATGACACTTCCGTCGTCATTTTTCTGTACAAACTGAATGCGGGTTTCGACGGGCACATACTTTGCTTTTCCGTCAGAAAAGCCCTCCGAGTGTTGAATCGCATAGCAATGCGCCCCGCCATATACCGGGTCATCGACAACACAGATGGTTTTTTCCTCACTCGGGAACACTTGATAATCTAACTTTTTGAACATACTATTTTTGTTTTTATGCCTTTCGGCGGTTTGTTTTTCAATCAATTCAGGGTTGTCGTGGATGTTGCCAATGACTTCTTTTCCAAACTTATAAATCCAATCCTGATCCAATCTTAAATAACATAATTCCTTTCTATCGATCAAGGCTCCCATAAAAGCTGCGTTGCCGGTATGGTAAAAGATTCTATGAGGGCGAGTTTTATCCTCGGACAATGGAGAGCGTATCACATCCCCCTCGTATATGGCAATGCCCTTTCTGTCTTTCAGCCCCGTGTACTCGCCAACGGTATCTTCATTGACTGGTGCGATGTGATGATATTGGCCTACATTAAAGCCATCATCTGTGTAATTTTTACTATGTACTCCGATACAAACAGACCCATCATCGTACTGTAACAGGTCGCCATATTCCCACTCCCCGTTGTCGAGGCGCTTGCCCCGGAATTTAATCTCTCTCATAATCTCGTTTATTTGATTATATTTGTAATTACTATTGTAATGACAATGCAAATATAGTGAATTAAATAACCAATTTCCAAATAAATGGCAAATAAAATAACTGAAATAAAGGAGAGGGTATTGCAAATTGCTAAATATCACGGGGTTAGTTATGAGAAATTTTCAAATGAAATAGGAATGTCTTATGCGAGTTTCAAAGGAAAGGCGAAATTTACGCCATTGAACTCGGATGCAATAGCGAATATTATCACTATTTATCCAGATGTGGATTGCTATTGGCTTCTTACCGGAAATGGACAAATGCTTAAAAATAATGAGGCCTCCGCAGAAAAAAACGACAAAAATTCGGAACGAATCGATAAATTATTGGATATTGTCGCCTCCCAGCAAAAGACGATCGAATTATTAGCCCAAAAAGGGGCTGCGGCGGATGTGCAGGGTGTTGCTGGTAAGGCGGTACAAGGATAAAACAACCCGAACGATTTATACTGACACCCGATTATCCGATCAAAGACGCGGCCCGGCCTCACAACCTCGACACGACCGCCACGACAAAACGGATTACAAAACTGGATATATTATTGTTTCACGCTTTCGCAGAATAATCCAATGCTATGGTTAGCTTTAGAAAAAGAATTAAAATTGCTCCGGGCGTAAATTTGAATTTAAGTAAAGGAGGCATTAGCACCTCGTTTGGTGTAAAAGGCGCATCCGTTAGTGTTGGTAAAAGAGGAGTATATATAAATAATGGTTTGCCGGGCACAGGGATTTATAAACGCACAAAAATATCCCGCTCTTCAACAAAGAAAAGTCATACACTCCCCGTTGAAATAGGCGAGACAACAAATACCCAGAATTTATCGGATGCCCAAGTCCTCCTTAATGATCTGCGTTCCAAATTGGAAAAGTTGGAATTGAGGGATAAAAATGTCGTTATAGAGACTGAAACTTTCAATATGTACCTTTTCGGGACAATAAGGAATATTTTGAAAGATATGGGTGTAAATTTTCAAACCCTTGTAAAAAAATCAACAAATTGTGTTTTGGTCGGCGATAAAAGAAGACCATCCAAATATACGCGTCTAAAAATAGAGACTTACAGGCAAGAGGGGCAAAAAATATCGTTAATGAAAATATCGGTTCTTGACACCCCAACGATCAGCACAACCATAACCGAAATACCGACTAACATCACTCAAAAGAATATAGTGCAAAATAAAAAACTCCAAAAAATCATCCGAGTACTTTGGTGTATTTTAGGATTTATATTCCTGATTATATTGTTAGCCACAACAACATAATAAAAAATCCCCGGAGTGATCCGGGGTGTCGTTTTCCCTCTATCTTTGCCGATGTTGTCCTTTCGACCTCAACATGAATATCAAATATACATATGACGCAGAAACAAGCCATACAATTATTTGAAGAGCGCAAGGTGCGCACCGTATGGGATGACCAAACGGAGGAGTGGTATTTTTCGATCGTGGATGTCGTCGGTGTATTGACCGACAGCGTGAATCCTACGGACTATATCAAAAAGATGAAGAAGCGCGATCCGGAGCTATCCAAAGGGTGGGGACAAATTGTCACCCCCCTTTCCGTGCAGACTGCTGGAGGTCGCCAACGGGTGAACTGCGCCACGACGCAGGGTATGTTCCGGATCATCCAGTCAATCCCCTCGCCGAAAGCGGAGCCGTTCAAACAGTGGATGGCGCAGGTGGCTGCCGACCGTCTCGATCAGATGCAGGATCCGGAACTGTCGATTCAGCAAGCAATGGTCGATTACAAGCGATTGGGGTATTCGGATAATTGGATCAACCAGCGTCTGAAAGCGATCGAGGTTCGTAAAGACCTGACCGACGCGTGGAAAAAGCGAGGGGTGCAGGAGGGCCAGCAATTTGCCACACTGACTGACATAATCACGAATGTGTGGTCTGGCTTCACCACCCGTGAATACAAGGCATATAAAGGGTTGCGGAAAGAAAACTTGCGGGATAATATGACCAACACAGAACTCATCCTCAACATGCTTGCGGAGGCTTCGACAAAGGACATAACCGAAGCAACCGACCCTCGGACGCTTGCAGCACACAAAGCGGTCGCGCGACAAGGCGGCACAATTGCCCGCAATGCCCGGCTGGAACTCGAAGCAAGAACCGGCCGCAAGGTGGTTTCTCCGTTGAATGCACATCAGGTATTACAAATCGAGAAGACGGACGAGGCGGAATTGCAGACCGAAGATGAAGAATAAAAAAGCCCCCGGAGTAATCCGGGGGCTGCCGTTTCCAAATAGGTCGTCGTCAAACAATAACTACCGGTAACAGCAATTCGTCACAACACAATCGAATAGAACGGCGCCGCGAATTTGTGCAACGCCTCGATAATCTTACGACGTTGTGCCGGGCGTGGTTTACTTTTATCATTGGCATAACGTCCCAACTGGGCGGCCGGAATGCCGGTCAATTCCGCCAATTTAGTATCCTTGATATACTCTCGTGCATATTTCAATGCGCTAACCGCGTCATACTCCAGTTCGATCTCATACGCTCCGTCCAAATATGCCTTGTAGGGAAAACCCATCTCTTTGGCCGTTTTGATATAGAGTGCAACGCCCTCTTTCATGTCGGCAACGGCCGCCTTGACGGTATCGCCCATTCCAGCAAACATATCCTTTTCCATCATGGCCGAAATCGTTCCGTCCGATGCCCATTCGATGATAACCTTTACCTTTTCCATAAATCGTGTGTATTTATTTCGTTTCCGGTTGCCCGGGGAGGGGGCTTATTTCAGCCCCATCTCCCGGATAAACCGCCGTGCTATTCCTGAACCCATTTCTTTCGAACCGTGAAAAGGAACCGAAACCGTTTTGCCATCCTTTTCATAAATTACGTGGCTCCCTGCTTGTCGGATAGATCGCCATCCGTTTTTTAGGATTAGGCGGTGCAACTCACTTGATTTCATATTACCCTTTGTTATTGTTTGACAGTACAAAGATAATGCAAAATATATTATTATCCAAATAAATAGTATATTATTTTATACTTTTATAGATAATAATTAGTATTTACTTTTTACGTAGTCCAAAACAATGCGGTTATTCGTGTCGTTGCGCGTGAACCGGCGGTGAATGTACCCCCGCGTGGTCTTAAGGCTTTTGCCGCTTTCGAAGCCGGAAGCCACCCCAACGTGATTAAGCGCCAGCGCAATGTCAGTTTCCGAAATCCCGCACTCCTCGGAGGCAAGAGTAGCCCATGTGTGGCGCATATAATAAGTACTTAAAGGCACATCGATTCCCAAGTGCGCGGCAAGTTGTTTGCAGCCCGCGTTTACGTTGTGGTTAAAGTCCCGGAAATTAGCGTACATTTTATAAAATGAGAACAACCGCCGTTTGTCGGGATCTCGGTACTTTTCAATCAGTGACAGCGCCTCCGGTTCGATCTTCACGGACATCAACGCTTCGTCTTTACGACGGTTAGCCGTCTTTTGCCGGTGGTAGATGATCCGATCGTCTTCGAGTTCGACATCGGCACCGAACAAGTCGGCGGTGTTCATGGCCAACAAGTAGAACGAGAGCGCCAGCACGTCCCGTGCCAGCTGCATACGCTTACCCGGGACAGTCTCGGCGTTTAGTATCTTTACGAGATCCTCGATGCACAAATCCCGCTTTTCGGGTTCTTCTTTGACCTCGACCTGTAATTTCTTACTCCCGAACGGTCGGTGGGTGATTAGAACCGTTTCGGCATCCTCGTCGTTGTAGTGGTCGCATGCCGCATTGAATAGGGTGTGGATGTCGGCCAAATAATCCTTTACCGTTTGCGCCTTGCACCCGGGGCGCCGCACCGTAACCTCTTTTCCGTGCTGGTTTGTCCGCGTCTGTTCGTGCGGTTTCTGCATATACTCAACGAATCCCTGCAAATTCTTTACGTTGATCTCCTTGACGAATACGATAGAACGCCCGAAATAGTCGGTTAGGTTGCGAATAACGGCCTCGAATCGTCCAGCGGTACCATCCCGTCCCTCGGCCTTCAACGCCTGAATATGGTTATCGCAAAATGCAATGAAGTCAATGCCCACGCCGCCCTCCGTTGCCTTTTGTGATTCGATATACTTTACCAGGTCGGCCGCAGAAAATCGGCTCAAGTCCGTGCCCAGTCCTTTGGCCAGCATATCCTCGTATTTCGATATGTCATTTAACAATCCTTTCAAAATTGTTGTATCTTTGATCCCGGAAAAATCAGGCTTTACCTGCTTCCGACTGACATATACGCCGGTAGATATTTTTCTTACTTCCCTTTTATGGGTAAGGCGGATGGATACCGGAAATTTACCGTCCCGCCGCTCGTTCTTCTCTCTGATCTCGATAGAAAATGTAGGCATACACTTTGAATTTTGGACAAACAATGGACAAACAAAGCTACATATTTTTACCGAAATGTGTGTAAAAGTGTGTAAAATAAGACGGGCGTAGAAGGTTGATTTTATGGTAAATGCGCTGTATGGTAGATTTTTAGGGGATTTTACCTTGAAATTATAGACTTGCATGGCATGCAAGAGGTCACGAGTTCGAGCCTCGTATTCTCCACCAAACA